AGTTGAAGGCATCTGTGATGTGCATGGCGCATTAGAATCCGGATACAACTTACCACCTCGCACACTTAGACCACATGAAAGAATTGATATACCTGCAGGTCAATGGCATAAGCTGGCAAATCCGTTTGCAAGTCCTTGTAAGATCATTGAGATCCAATATGGCGACCAATGTAACGAATCGGATATTGAGCGAAGAAGTAGTTGACTTCTGCTTTGGGCTAGTGTATACTTGTCATGTAACCTATCATTAACAGGAGATATACATGAGCTTTACACCAGAACAAATTGCCAAACTTACAAAAGTGATCCAAGAAGGCGTCCAAGTCAAACGAGAAATTGATGACCTTAATGTGGGCCTAAAAGAAACTGTAGCGGCCATTGCTGAAGAAATGGAAATCAAAGCCGCTGTTCTTAACAAGGCTATCACTAAGGCATTCAAAGGTGACTTTGATAAAGACCAAAGTGATTTGGATGCTGTTGAAGAAATTCTAATTGTCACTAAAAACAAAGTGTAATGTTAGATACAGTTCTTAGACCAACGCTGGAGTGGATTCAAGATGACTTTAAGTCTAACCGATTTCGCTTTGCTGTTGAGTTGCTTGCTTGGGCTATCAGTATTGGTTGTAGCATTATTATGGCATTCACAGTCCCCAACCCTCCGCTACTTGTTCTTTATCCTCTTTGGATCTTTGGGTGTGCTTTGTATGCTTGGGCTAGTTATACAAGGAAATCTTTTGGCATGTTGGCTAACTATTGTTTGCTGACCACAATCGATAGTATTGGTCTAATTAGAATGTTATAACATGGAACAGCATGTTAGCGTCCATCATTGGAAGCATGAAGATGGTTGGCAACATATTCCAGAGTTCTTGCGTAAGAAGGGTTGGCCCGAACGTGATTTTCGAGAAGAAGTAATTGGCTGGCATTGCTGGGTCTATTGTGATAACCATAATGAGTTTGTAGACTGGATGGACGACTACTGTCCTACAGCAGATTGTACCACTCGATTTAACGGTGGTAATCCAATGGTTACTGTACATATTACCAACAGGGATGAAGCGGCATATTTTATGCTGAACTTTCAAGTATCATGAAATGGTTCAAGGCTGAATACGAACATCGCGCTAATAGCTGGGGGCATGTTGTTCAGCTGGTTGAAAACCCCGAGCATAAAGCAGAGCAGTTTGTTGGCGTTATAATAGATCCATATGAGATAGAAGAAGTGCTCAACTGGACAAATGAAAATTCAAATGCTCGCAGGATCAGCTACAATACTTGGCAGTTCAAGTCTGCTGAAGAAGCTAATCAGTTTATAATGTTGTATACTCTTAGATGGTCGTGACATGGATGATGATTGGTCCGTTGATATAGTTAAGTCTTGGAGGCTTAACGATCTTTGGATTTGTGATTGTTTCCCGTACAACTTGCCGCGAGGATGTTATCCACCGTTGCCTGGTTTTGATGTTCTTAAGATTTGGCTGAATATGAATTGCCCAAGTGCGGCATACGAAGTAAAATATAAGAATACTGAATCGTTATCTGCAATTCTAGAAGTAACGTTTAATGATGAAGAGGAAGCAATGATGTTTATTTTAAGGTTTGGTTAATAATGTCAAATATTATTAAAACTGCGGTACAACAACAATGGGACATACAATATATTGACCAAGCTGGTGAAGAACTGTCCAAGGACATTGACTTTGGGGTACTGACTAACATGCTAGTAAGTGCATGTGGATGGACCAAGGTAGAATTACCAAGCTTGAGATCCAATGGCAATGCCATAGACATTGCCATTTGGTTGAATCTAGAATGCAAGGCTCATTGGAGGCGTCGTGGTAGGACCTTTGTTTTTGAAAGCCAAGACGAAGCGGCCTTGTTTAAGTTGACATGGAGTTAGAAATCTGCTATACTAGTACTTTTACAATAGGAGATTGTATGGCAACCAACAAAGTTTCAAATTTTCCTAACAGACGACTTTCTCTTAAAAGACCTTTACCATCTGCTCTGCGCGGCAGGGTGACTAGCACTTACAATCCAGTGACTGGTCTGCCAATTGGCACTCCACCACCACCCATGCCAAAGAAGCCCAGAGTGTCATCGGTAGTTGCTGAACCAAATGAATTCCACAGAGATATCATTGGCAGGGCGTTGCAAGCTGGACAGTATGTGTTAGCAGTAGACAACAACCGCATTATGGTATGTAGTATTAAACATTTTACAGCAAAGCGTGTAGCACTTGTGCCGGCACTAGAACACAAGCGAAGTTTTGCCGCACCTAAAAAGAAAACCTACATCAAAGAATGTTTCAACGTTGCTATCATTCCAGAAGAAGAATGGTTCATGTATAAGTTGTTTGGAGAGAATTAATGACTGAAGAAATTAAAAAACAAGAAGTGCTGGATGCATTACATGAGTCTGGCAAAGAGTTTGCTAAGGCCTCTGATAGCTGGCAACAAATGGCCAATTCATACTACTCAAGTCTTGAACCAGAAGAACAGCTATGGGCATTTTGTTCCATTGTAGAAAAGTTGTGCAAGGGCGAACTAGATGAAAAGCGTAGCTACCGAGGTGTCCTATATGGTACCTTTGGATGGGGACCGGAAGCCTATGCGGCGGCCCAACATGCTGGCTTCTTAAGTCTACACAACAGTATCTACCGTTTTGATGACCTAGAGCATGTGATGACCAATACACTTAAAGAACTTGAAATTGAAGTTGACCCAGAGAAGTTGCGCGATGCGCTGGCCAAACACTTCTATTAAAGAGAAATACATAATACATGTTTGTAGACGCATATCACGATAAGAAAAAAGAAATAATCCACGTTGTAGAACGTGTAGATGGCAAGAGGATTCTCAAAGAGTATCCTGCAAGGTATGTGTTATATTATCCTGACGGCAAAGGCAAGTATAAGAACATTGCCGGTGATAACGTTAGCCGTATCCTACTGAGCAATGCCGCGGCATTTGACAAAGAACGTAGAATCCACAACAACAAGAAATTGTGTGAGAGTGATTACAAGCCGCTTAATCGTTGCTTGGAAGAAGTATATGGTGGTCAGGATGCACCTAACCTGCATGTGGCATTCTTTGACATCGAAGTATCATACGACAAGGTAAAGGGCTTTGCGCCGCCTGATGATCCTTTCAATTATATCACTGCCATCACCGCTCACTTACAATGGTTGAACAGAACTATTACATTGGTTCTTAAACCAGATGCAATGACGGACGAAGTAGCCAAAGATATTGTATCAAAGTTTGACGACACCATCTTGTGTGCAGACGAAAAAGAAATGTTGGAAATGTTTCTGGATCTAATAGATGATGCAGATGTACTGAGTGGTTGGAACAGTGAAGGCTTTGATATTCCTTACACCACCAATCGCATCACACGCATACTAGGCAAAGAACACACTCGCAGGATTTGTCTGTGGGACCAATTCCCCAAGAAGCGTGAGTTTGAAAAGTATGGCAAGACACTAGAAACATATGATCCTATTGGTCGTGTTCACCTGGACTATCTTGAACTGTACCGCAAGTACAACTATCACGAGATGCACACTTATCGCTTGGATGCCATTGGTGAGTATGAACTTGGTGAGAACAAGATTCCATATGAAGGCACACTGGATCAGCTGTACAACAACGACTGGGAAAAGTTTATTGCCTACAACAGGCAAGACGTTATCTTGCTTAAGAAACTAGATGACAAGCTAAAGTTTATTGAGCTTACTAATCTTATTAGTCATGCCAATTGTGTAGGACTACGTGCTACGCTAGGTGCAGTAGCAGTTACCGATCAAGCTGTTATCAATGAAGCACACAGGCTAGGTATGGTTGTTCCAGATCGTCCAAGGCGCAGTGATGATGTCAAAGACAATGCCGCGGCAGGCGCTTATGTTGCTGTACCCAAACAAGGCATGCATGAGTGGATTGGAAGTATGGACATCAACAGTCTGTATCCATCTCTAATTCGTGCGCTGAACATGAGCCCAGAAACAATTGTTGGACAGGTACGACAGAGCCGTACACTTGCTGGCATTGATGGGTTCATTGCACAAGGTAAAGGCATTGCTGACTTCTGGGAGGGCAAGTTTGCTTGCTTTGAATATGAATCAGTTATGGCCAGAGATATTGGGCAAACAGAAATTGTTGATTGGTCAGATGGTACCAGCAGTGAAATGAGTTCTGCCCAAGTGTACGACTTTGTATTCCACAGTGGTAAGCCGCTAATGATCAGTGGCAATGGTACAATCTTTAGCTATGCCAGTAAAGGTGTTATTCCTGGCCTGTTGGAACGTTGGTATGCTGAACGTAAAGAGCTACAAGCCAAGGCCAAAGAAGCGTACGGCACAGACATGTTTGACTTCTGGGACAAGAGACAACTGGTTAAGAAGATTAACTTGAACAGTGCTTACGGTGCGTTGTTGAACGCAGGTTCAAGGTTCTTTGATCAACGACTTGGTCAGTCAACTACCTTATGCGGACGTCTTGTTGCTAGACACATGGCAGGCAGTGTTAATGATTGCTTAACAGGTGAGAAGGATCACATGGGTAAGGCAATTATCTATGGTGACACTGACTCTGTTTACTTTAGTGCATATCCCATCTTTAAAGAACAAATTGAACGTGGCGAGATTGATTGGAGCAGGGAAAAGATTATTGAGTTATACGATGCAATCTCAGACCAGGTCAATGATACATTCCCTGCGTTTATGAATACTGCATTCAATGCGCCAGCCAGCCAAGGTGAGATTATCAAAGCTGGTCGAGAACTAGTTGCCTCCAAAGGCATTTATATGACCAAGAAGCGTTATGCTGTTCTTATCTATGACAAAGAAGGCAAGCGTAAGGATAAGGATGGTGCCACTGGTGAACTGAAAGCCATGGGCCTTGACATGAAGCGAGCAGACACACCAGAGTTCATGCAACGGTTCTTGGAAGAAGCACTTACCATGACCTTGGAAGGCAAGAGCGAACATGATGTAATGACTCGTGTCAAACAGTTCCGCGAGGAGTTTAAGAGTCGACCAGGTTGGGAGAAAGGTACACCCAAGCGTGTCAACAACTTGACCAAACACACAGATGTTTATGTTAAGACAGGCAAGTGTGGAGTTGGACACGCAATGGCGGCCATCAACTGGAACAGATTTAAAGATGCATTTGGTGATCGACGCAGTATGGACATTACAGATGGCCAGAAAGCCATTGTATGTAAGCTACGGTCCAACCCAATGCAAATTAACAGTATTGCTTATCCAATTGACGAGATGAACCTCCCAGATTGGTTTAAGCAATTACCATTTGATCATATAGCAATGGAAGAAACTATCATTGACTCTAAGATCGAAAACTTACTTGGTGTCCTGAAATGGGACTTGAATGCCAGTAAAGACCGAGGATTTATAGATGACTTGTTTTCCTAAAACGGTAAGACTGCTCTTGACTTTAAATCTAAATTATATTATACTTGATAACATGAATGGAGAATTATTACAATGCTAAAAGATATTGTGCTTGATGTGGCAAAAAACATCGCCAGCTTAGGAACATTTGACGAGATCCTAGTTGAACAGGATACCGATACTACCAAGTTCACTGCTTACCCAGAAGACTCTAGCTTGACAGTTCTTGCTACTAGTAAGGCCAAAGTTGATGAGCTACCAGAGAAGTGCGGCATGCTTAACCTAAGCTTTATGGTAGGTCTAAGTGGATTGTATCGTGGTGAGGACAGTAATGTTGCTACTGGTACAAATAGTAAGAGTGATATCGATCGCTTGGTGTTCTCTGGTAAGGATGGCAACAAAGACGAGTATCGTTTGACTCCAACTAACTTGATGAAGACCAAGACACGTAGTTTTAAAGGTACAACATGGGATGTAGTTGTTAAGCCTGCGGCAAATAAAATTAGTGAGTTATCACAACGTGCAGGTTTGTATGCCAGCATTGACCCTAACTTGGTAGCAAGCACAGACAATGGTAAATTAATCTTTACATTTGGTGGTGCGGCAGGTGGCGGTCATGCAGGTAAGTTTGTTTTTGCAGATACAACGCAAACATTAAAGCGTCCAGTTACACTTCCAATCCAAAGCTTATTGCTTGCACTTAAAACAGCAAGCCAGGGTACACCGATTATTAGTATCAGTGAAAAGGTTGCCAAGGTTGAATTTGACTCTGGCGTTATTGACTATGAATATCTTGTAATTGCCCAACAATGACAATCGACTTAACTAAGAAAGCAATGGAAGGCAACTATGCCTTCTACTTGCCAGCCATCAGTGGATTCTATACCAAGCAACTTGGTAAAATTGCCAGTGATCCAGCCTTTGTGCCAACAGAACGCATTCCTGCTAAATTTGAATATGGATTAGAAGGTGTAAACTTTTTAAAAACAGAAGACTCTTACTATCATTATGGCGTAGCATTGTACTCAGCAGGACATGCTGATCGCAACTTGACTCGCTGTGATGATAAAGAGCCGATGATTCATAAACGTGATCGCACTAAGACAATTATTGTTGGTGATAGCTCAGGTTTCCAATTAGCAACTGGTGTTATTAAGATGGACTGGGCAAACATCAAAGGTGCGGAAGGTGATAAGTTCCGCGAGGAAATCCTGCGCTACTTAGAACACACTTCAGATTGGTCCATGACACTAGACGTGCCTGCGTTTGCCGCAGTACCTCCACTAAGTGCCAAGACAGGCTTGACCAAGTTTGAAGATACGCTAGACATTTCAGTACACAATCTTCATTACTTTATGAAGCATCGTGTGCCAGGTGCTACTAAATTCTTAAATGTTATCTCTGGTAGCACACCAGATAACTCTAAGCAATGGTATGATACTATCAAACATTTTAGCATGCCAGCATCTGTTAAGGAGATGGGTTATACTGAGGATCGTACACTAGAAGGTTGGGCGTTTGCCGGTATCAATATGAAGCACATGCCTAGCGTATTGAATCGTATGCTGGACTTGATTGAGGATGGACTAATTGCTGACAAAGATTGGATTCACTTCTTGGGAATTGGTCGATTGAAGTGGGCTTGCTATTTGACATCTATCAAGCGTCAGCTACAGAAGCATCACAATCCCAATATCAACGTTAGCTTTGATGCGGCCAGTCCGTTTGTTGCGGCAGGTGGTTATGCGTTAAGTTACAATTACAATTACTTTACACCACAGAAGCTAACATACTCTATGGGCAAGAGTGTTGATGACAAGAACCTAAAAGGTTCAACTAAGGAAATGCCGCACCAAGGTCCTATCATGGAACGCCTGGTAGCAGGCGACATTTGTTATCTTGGACACAACGATGCCAATAAGATTGGGAAGGTTGGTAAAACGTCGTGGGACACTATGTCGTACTTGCTTATCATGGCGCATAACGTGTATAATCATATACAAGCAGTACAAGAAACATTAAGATTAGCAGACATTGAGTACGCAAGGAATCCAGATGTAAGTTATAAGGATGCAGTTGGTTATGGTAAGAAGGCTCCTAACCTAAGTGAGTTTATTCCAAACGACATCCTTTACTTTAATAACTTTGTTGAAGTGTTATTTGATCCAGCAACCAGCATTGCAGATGCTCGTCAGATGATTGTTGATAACACTACATTCCTTAACTCAATTAGCTTTGGTGGTGTTGAAGCGGCACGTAAAGCAAAGAGCAAAGACATCTTTGATACCGCCGAGGAAGTTCCAGATGAAGAAGATATGGCTAGTCTTGATGATGCAAACTTAACAGCACTTGAACAGGAGTTAGATAATGACAATTGAACGTGTGGCAAAAGACTTTTTTACAGGGATAGAGGTAGAGCACTCCCCTGCTAAGGGAATGAAAACGTTGTTTGTAGTTGGTGTTCAACCAGTTGACAAAATTTTAGAAATTGCAGTTCAAAACAATATTAAGCATATCTATTTAGGTGCTAATATGAGTATGCATGATCTAGCAAACGATGATAGCTTTACTTGGAGTCAGTGGGATGCCATGGGAGAAAGTCTCCTGGAAGATGAGTACATATCTTATATTACGGTAGATATAACAGCTGGTCAAGTACAAGGCTTTTTGGAAAGTGTAATGAGTGAGAATAATCGTGTTATTCCAATGATTTCGGTCAAACTGCCATATACTAAACTGCTTAACTACAATACAACAATTAAAATCGATGATAAAGATTTTAATGCAACGAACCCTGGTGTATGGTGTCATTCTTTACATAGTTTGATGAGTAAAGAAACATTTACACCGTGGCATGCCTACGTAGGCGACAACTCTGTAAACTAAGGAAACAAAATGAGTGAAGAAGAAGTTAAAGTTGGTAACGTAAATAGAACCACAAAGAAACCATTGCCTGGTAAAGCTAGCAACTCTGGTGCAGTATCATCAGAAACTGTTAGCATTGAAGAAGTAAATGCCAAGTTGGATGCAGTGATTAAGCATCTACAGGCAATTGACTGGAAGATGTGGGTCTACTTAAAAGCTAACAACTACATTGACTAAGGAATAGTTATGTCACAAGACATGATTTGGGTTACCTTTCGCAAGGAAGGTATTCATAGGTATCCGGCGGCACTTACGGATCCTAAGTTGGCAACAGGTGACGAGTATGATGTTTCATTTTTGGGACATCCTCATCGACACATGTTCCACTTTAAAGTGTATCTCGAAGTCTTTCATGATGATAGAGATGTTGAGTTTATTCAGTTCAAGCGTTGGTTGGAGAATTTATATAACCAAGGAACGTTGGCATTGGATTTCAAGTCCTGCGAAATGATGGCAGATGATCTACATGGTCAGATCTCATCAAAGTATACAGATCGTAAAATTTGGATTGAAGTTTCGGAGGATGGCGAAAATGGATGCCTCAAGCAATACGCTTAACAATCACGTTAAGTTCAATAACGATCGCGGTAATCGCGACAATCGTGGCCCACGCGAACAGCGTGGCAACTATAACCCACAGTACCAGCCTAGACGTGCTGGACTTAACATTAATCATGTTAAGTTTGACTTGCTAAAAATTAGCGAGTTATATGATGGTGTGCTAACAGCGGACCTGGGGCACTTGCCACTAGAATTCTATAACCAGTACCTTACAGACCTATGTAAGGATGGCATGATCTATGGTTACTCCATTGATTTGCCAGAGCTTCGTACACACGAAGCCAGCGGAGATCGTAGCTTTACGTATACGATCTATATCCAAAGTGGGGCAGAACGTGCTAGCAAAGCACTTAAGATCCACGTTGGTTTGTATCATAGCGCATGGGCGTCGGATACAACGCACACAGAAGATGGTCTGTGCTGTATGCCAAAGAGATTAGTAGCTTAATCTACAATATGGCAAGAAAAAGCAAGGCAAGGCCTTGCTTTTCTATATAGACTTTGTTATACTAAACTATACAAGGAGCAAGATGAGAAAACTATTTTACATGGGCTTGGAGCCATATGAAGGTCGATACACCCTTCAACTGCAACAATGGAATGAAGCTGTATTCAAGCGTCGTGGTATCAACTATGTAATTGTTCCCGGAAATACAATTGACAATACCAAAGCAATTAGTGTAGGGCAAGTGTTAGACGCACATGGCCGCAGTTACTTTGGTATGAGTCAGATGATGAATCTAGTGCAGATGATGCGTCGAGGTGATGTCACTGGCGAGGATGTTGTGTACTTTGAAGACATGTTCCAACCAGGCATTGAAAGCTTGCCATACATCATGGATCAGATCCCTGCAGAACAACGACCCAAAGTGTTTGTTCGTTGTCTAGCACAGGCAATTGACCCAGATGACTTTGTTCATGTATGGGGCATGAGCAAGTGGATGAGCACATATGAAGCAATGGTAAATGAGTTTGCTACTGTACTGGCCACCAATGAGGAAATGGTAGCCCATATGCGTATTGCAAACTGGACTGCTCCAATCTATAACATTAGCGGACTAGCGTTTGGCAAAGAAGAAGTTCTTGGTCGTGTCAATAATAAATTAAAGTCTTGGCCAGAGCGAGCCAACCGTGTTATCTTTGCCGCCAGGTTTGACCAAGAGAAGCAACCAGACTTCTTTATGGACATGATTGAAGCATATAACAATCAGTGGCCAGGAGTGCCAGCAGAGTTTGCAGTACTAAGTGGTGGACCTTTGCGTAGTAACAATTCCAAGTACCTGGAACGTGCCTACAAGATGGCAGGAGAAGGCAAACTCAAAATTTACGAGGATCTAAGTAAAAATGAGTATTATAATATTGTCAATGATAGTAGGGTTTTGTTTAACTGTGCTTTACAAGATTGGGTTTCAAACACCGTCAGCGAAGCCGATGCTCTTGGTTGTAATGTTTTGTATCCTGCTTATCGTAGCTTCCCTGAAACATTCGCTAACGACCACACAAGACTCTATGTCCCATGGAGTATTGATGACGCAGTTTCCAAATTACGTATACAGTTAAGCGGCCCTCATGTACGTCAAGGTAAGATTAGTGATTGGAACAATGGTACGATTGATCGCGTGTTAGATATCATGCAAGGCAACGGCGAGCAGTGGAACCGCGCAGGCAATAGATATCGCGACCATGTAGCAGGAGCAAAGTACTAATGGATAAATGTGTAGCAATTACAGGCTGTAATGGTTATATTGGTGGCCAGACTGTTTTAAGATTCAAAGACCTGGGTTATCGTGTCATTGGAGTAGATAGAAACACTACTGCTCCATGGATTCGAGATACTGTGGATTCTTTTATCACAGGCGACTTTACTAATCCTATTTTTATTAATTCTATCATTAACAACAATCCGTCAGCATTAATTCACATTGCTGGTACAAGCCTAGTTGGACCCAGTATGACGGATCCAGGACCTTACTATCTAAACAATGTAGGCAATACTGCTAGGTTGTTAAGCACACTGGCCAGCAGAGGTTGGAAAAAGACTGTAGTGTTTAGTTCCAGTGCCGCTGTGTACGGAGACCCCGGCGACAGTACATTAACAGAAGAAAGCCCTAAAACGCCAATTAGTCCTTATGGGCAAAGTAAACTAATGGCAGAACAAGTACTGCGTGATTGTGCTGTGGGCTATGGTTTTAAAACTATTGCCTTGCGATACTTCAATGCGTGTGGCGCCGATAATAAAGTTAGACATGGTCAATTAAAACAGGCAACTCATTTAATTGCTCGTATTATGGAAACTATTGTCAACAAGGGTGTGTTTACACTCAATGGTAGTGATTACTCAACAGCAGACGGAACTTGTGTACGTGATTATTTGCACGTAGAAGATATTGCCAATGCTCATTATCTATCAACATTGTTTGCTGATAGCATGTCTCCTGGTTCCTCTGTCGAGTTTAACTTGGGATCTGGTAAAGGTGTTAGCATTAAAGAAATTATTGCCAGCGTAGAACGTATCACTGGAAGGCTAGTACTAACACATACAGGGCCAAGACGAGAAGGCGATCCTGCTACTCTTGTTGCCAGTGCTCAGAAGTTTAAAAAAGCATCAGGATGGAAGCCTGATGCTAGTAGTGTTGACAACATTGTAAGGTCTGCATGGGCATGGTATAACTCAGTAGAGTATCAAGGTAGAGCATGAAAGTAGGATTCACTTGCTCAACATTTGACCTGCTACATGCTGGCCATGTGTCTATGTTACAAGAAGCAAAGACACAATGCGATTATCTAATTGTAGGTTTACAAAACGACCCAACATTGGACAGAGCTACAAAAAATAAACCTATCCAAAGTATCATTGAACGCCAAATGCAACTGCGTGGAAATAAGTACGTGGATGAGATTTGGGTTTACAATACAGAAAAAGATCTAGAAGACTTGCTTTTAACACTGCCATTAGATGTACGAATTTTAGGTGTAGAGTACGAAGGTAAAGAGTTTACTGGTAGAGAGATTTGCCACAAACGAAACATAGGTCTATACTTTAACGGTCGAGATCATAGTTTCTCATCTAGTAGCCTGCGTAAAAGAGTATACGAAGCAGAAAAGGAAAAAAATGAAAATAAATGAATTAAAAGAAAGCATGGACGTTAATCACTTAGCACAGATTAGCGATGCGGCATTGGATGATGCTTATCATTATGGACGCAGTAGTCCTGGCAATACATTTGGTTGGCAAGCTAACTTAAAATCAGCAGAGTTTGCCAAAAAAGTAATTGATGCTGGTGTAACTGATATTGAAGCAATCAGCGATGCTATTCATAAAGGTTGGAATGTAACTGCACAATCATTTGTACAGAATCCTGATCAGTTTGATGACACAGAAAAATTAAAAGCCGCTGGCAAGTTAGAAGCCAAATTGGCTCAGCGTGAAAAACTAATGAACATTGGATATAGTCAACTACCCGAAGATGAAAAAGAAAAAGATCGAGTTGTTGCTAGAGCGTTATTACAAGCAATCAATACAAAGGCATAATATGCAAGTAAGAGTAAAAGAAAACGCAGGTGAGATTGGCAAGTGCGGTTGCGGTCGTAGTCCAACTGGCAAGTGCATTGGATGGCACGGACTAAGCGAATCTCAATTCCAATCACGACTAGCAGAATACATGGCTGAAGAGCAAAACAAAGAAGATGAATTTAATAACGGAGCAGGAATATGACATCAGTTGTAATTTACAGCAAGGATCATTGTCCCTATTGCGACATGGCAAAAAACTGGATGAAAAGCAAGAACATTGCTTTTACAGAGCATAAAATTGGTACTAATGGATTTACTCGAGAGAACTTGTTAGAAGCTGTTCCAACAGCCAGAACAGTTCCTCAAATTATCATCGACGGCGAGCTGGTTGGTGGTTGGGATGACTTACGTAAAAGTGAGTTCTATGTCAACGCAAATTGATACCAAAGTTTTTAGTGCCAAGACTGCGGTTCAAGTTGACACACTTAAAGACATTAGGCGTTGGTTAATTGATAACTGTAAAAATAGATGGTCCGCAACCGACTATCGTGGCAACGACTTTAACTGGCGTAGGCTTGGAAAAATGAAACCAACTGTTGTGTATGATTATTTGCCCGGAGCATTTGATGTAACCATAATAGTTCATTTTAAAAAGGCAGAAGATCTAATGCTTTATATGCTAACTTGGCCAAGCGAAGTCTTGCTTAATTCCTAAATAAGTGTTATAATAAACAATATGACATCCACGTCATTAACTCGGAGAAACAAAATTGACAAATAAAGAAACAGGCCTGGACGCAATGGCAGGCGATGGCGGATACGAATTATCTACACTTGAAAAGTATGAAGAATTTAACAAGAAAAGAAACTACAGGTACACTGAAATCAAACGACCTGGATATACTGTCAGGCAGTTTTTAAAAAACATCGTTCTCGGCTACTGGAAGCATAAATAATTATGCTACACAAAGGTAGCAACATTTCAAAACTAACATCCGTGTAAGGAAGGATACAAATATGTCATATAACAAAACAAAAACTGACCCGGTTCTAGGGCAAGCAGTTCACGAGCATTTGGTAAAATGCGGTGTGGAAACTCCAACAGTTCCAAACAATATTGATCGTAAAGACAAGATCGATAAAATTGAAAGTCATTTTACGGAAATTATGCGAGTAATGGGGCTGGATCTCAGCGACGACAGTTTAGTTGATACGCCCAAGCGTGTTGCTAAAATGTATGTTAATGAAATTTTTTGGGGACTTGACTACGAGGCATTTCCCAAATGTACCACAGTAGACAACAAAATGAAATACGATGAGATGGTAATTGAACGCAATGTCAATGTCCAATCAAATTGTGAACATCACTTTGTTGTTATTGATGGTTTGGCCACTGTAGGATATATTCCTAAACAGAAAGTCCTGGGGCTGAGTAAAATCAATCGCATTGTAGAATACTTCTCTAAGCGTCCTCAAATCCAAGAACGATTAACTGAACAGATCTATTACGCACTACAATTTATTCTTGACACAGATAATATTGCTGTGGTAATCGACGCCCAGCATTACTGTGTAAAGAGTCGCGGAGTTGAGGATGTAGGATCCAGCACAGTCACAAGCAAATTAGGTGGCTGTTTCAAGACTGAGCCAAGTGTCCGAGCAGAGTTTATGAATATTGTAAACTCTTGTAAGACTAGATAACTATCTGTCTAATAAACAGTGCGTTTAAAACAGATCCGTCAGTGAAAAAAGAGTTCTTTGACAATATCAAAATGCAACAAGAATTTTCCCCAAGATAAGAAATAATACACATATGATAGTAACTAGTCTTCCGCGAAGCGGGTCAACCAAATTCTGCACTGACTTGTCAGAGAGTTTGAAATTGCCACTGTATGACGAGATATTCGAATATGAGGTAGCAATAGATCATAAAGAAAAATTA